CCATTTAATTAATTCATCTAATCTCATTTCTTTTTTAACTTTGATTTTCATTGTTATATCTCCTCTTGAACAGTAAATTTATCGTTAATTGATACATATCCAGTCACATTACATAAGATGCTATCAACATGAAAAGTCACAAAACAGTTGCGCTCAACATCATTTGAATAGAATCTTTTATTACCTGATAACTTGGGGTTATCCCAAGCCCATTGGATAAGTTCAGGTAAATTCATTTCTTTTTCAATTTTGATTTTCATTGTTTCCGCCCTTTTAAAATAAAGTTAGTTGCTTCTGTTCCTCATATTCCAAATCACTTTGCTTTATATATGTTTCAAGCTCTTCCGCTGTATCAAATGTCTTTTTCACACCTTGCCAACCTGGCACGATATGACCGTGAAAGTAATAAGTGCCATTTACTACATGGATATGTGCCACTCGTTCGTTATCCTGATACAGATATCTCTTAGAGCCGAAAAAATGTTTTAAGTATTCTTTACGTCCGCTATCTGTCATGGTCATCACTCCCACAAGTCAAATACTCTATCGACGTAAAACTTCGCCTTTGCTAAATCCTCATGACCATTCTTTAACGGTGCTCTAGACAAGTATTTGATTGCATTACCTATTGCGAATGCTAATTGTGGTGGATACTGTGCCGTAACTTGTTCGATGAAATCTATAATTTCAATGTCGCCGTATGTGTAATGCGCAGGTTGTTTAACATTGTCTTGCATTTCATTCATATCTACTTTTCTGTTACTGATTATGCTCATTATGCTTCACTCCATTTCTTGAACATTTGGTTATAAGTGACATCGAACCAGTACGGATCACGTGAATGTTTTTGAGGCGTTCCATCATAAAGCCATGGTCTCAATCTTCTCTTTCTTTCTTCTTCATATTCCGCTCTCACATTTCGTTGGTATAGGTTCAAAATCGCTTTTTTTCTGATTTTTTCTCTCTCTTTTTCTTCATCTTTTATTTGACTCTTCATATATTCAACTTCATCTTTAGATTTTGAGTCTTTTCTTCCACACAATAATTCATCGCCGCGCATTTTATGTTTGTATCTGTATCTAAGAAGTTCTGGAGATATATGATATTTTTCTGAAACTTCTCTCAATGTCATTAGTTTTCCTTTGATACGCACTCTTATAACTTTTCTTCTAGCCATCATTCCACCTCTAAATCTAAAACCTTGATATTTATAACGTTATATTTTAATAGTTCACCTGGATTATTAAATAAATAGTCCGCCAAATTCTCTTTTTCTTTATCAATCTGATTGTAATTAACACTTTCGACTTCTGTAGGAATTCTAATGTCAACAGAAGCATTGATATAAGCTTGATGTTGCATTCAATCACACTCCTAATCCTTCATATAAAACGGAGAAGTAAATCCGTCACTATTCAAATTCAATCCTTTTGCCCAATCGACAGGCTTATTCATGATAGTTTCGATTTCCTTAAGTCCATTTGAACCTCTAGGTATTTCTACAATTACTTCATCATGGACATGGCCAACTATTTTAAAACCTGATGCTTCAAGCCTTGCTATAGAAATCGCAAGTAAATCCCTTGCAGTTGCTTGAACAATATTCTCGACTAACTTCCCACCATACGTTTTTAACTTTGACCATTTACGGTTAAGATCTAACCCCATAAATTCAACAACTTGACTACCCCAACTATTTTCACCAACTAAAGCTTTTGGATAAGCTAAAGCTCTTCCACTAGGCAGTTCAATCATTAAAAAACCTTTTTTCATATAAAATCTAAGTCCATGTGTATGATGCGTCTTTCGGGATTTTACAGTATTAATTGCAGCCTCTTGGCAAGCCTTCCAAAAATTAACTATGTTAGGATTTGCGTTACGCCAACTATCAACTAAACCTTGTAACTCGTTTTCTTCAATGCCCATTTCCAATGCACCCATTGCTTTTAAAGCTCCAGCGCCACCTTGATAGCCTAAAGCTAATTCGGACACTTTTCCTTTTTGTCTGAGAGGGTCGCCTTTAGTTATGCTTTCTACCGGTACATTAAACATTTGAGAAGCCGATGCTTCATATATCTTTCCGTGTGTGTTGAACACATCTAAACGCCATTGTTCTTTTGCATACCATGCTATGACTCTTGCCTCTATTGCAGAAAAATCACTTACTGCTAGTTCATTACCTTCTTCAGCAGTAAATGTCGTCCTAACTAATTGACTTAATAAGTCTTGAGGATGAACATTGAGTAATAAATCTAAATCATCAAAACGTTGTTCTTTAATAAGATCTCTTGCTATTTCTAATTCAGTATCTGAAATATAATGCTTTGTTAAATTCTGAAGTTGTACACCTCTACCTGCCCATCTTCCAGTACCGGCACCGTAAAATTGAAACAGACCTCTTACCCGTTCATCACTGCACATCATGTCATGCATTTTGTTGTATTTTTTCACACTGGTTTTAGACATTTGCAATCTAATTTCTAGCATTTTTTTAGCTTTTCCTGTTGCTTCTTTTAAGTACTCCTGAACCGTTTTCTTTTGTAAATTAGGTATATCTAATCCTTGTTCATCCTTTAACCAAGCCAATAACTGTGTAGGACTATTAGGATTTTCTAAACCTGTTATATGTTTAGCTTGTTTAAGCAATTCTTCTTTACTCTGCTTATCGAGCACATTAGCTCCTAACATCAATGATTTAGAAAGCTTAATACCTCTGTCGTTTATATGTTGGTCAAAAACCCAATATGTTTGTTCAATTGCAGTTACTGGAAAGTCTTTAATTTTATTAGCAATCGCCATTTCTACTTCTACATCTCGAATACAGTAATCTATAAATTGTTGCCATTTTTCAAGATCATGTTCAGGTAGGTTTCTTGTTCTTCCTCCATTAACTTTTGTTGGTTTACAAGGTATAGAGAAATAACGAATTAAATTTTTACCTGCTTTATCTTTTTGGCTTTGTAGTCTTAAAACTTCTCCAACTTTATCAAGCGAAGCAGGTAAGCCAATACGCATTGAATTAACCATTGTGCAAATCCATTCTTCAGGTGGCATCTGTTTATTAAAATGTTTAGCAAGACAAGTTCTTTCGAAATTAGCATTGAATGCATACTTTTTTACAGCAGGGTCAAATAGAGCAATTTTAAACGTCTCATAATCAGCGTGGAAAGGCTCATTATCTACTTTAGTCATGTCAATCGCACTAATCGCTCCACCATCTATCGAATAAGCTATAATTAAAATTTCGAAATCTTCAGCTTCTGTGTATTTATAGGCACCACATTTCGAAATATCGTTACTGCTATATGTTTCAATATCTATATTCATAAATTTCAAATTCTTGACACCTCAATTTCTTTAAAATTAAAGTGGGGCTAGAAACCCCACCTATTGACTTATAAGAAATCCTCATCATCAGTGTCTAATTCATCGAAATCATCTTCTGCTGCACTTGCACCGCCAAGAGGTTCGCCTTTTTCTACAAGTTGAATATTGTTCAATCCAACTGCAATACCCTTATTACCATTTGTATTGAATGGAAATAGATTGATTGAAGCTCTAATATAGTCACCACTTACAACAGCTCCTGAATCCGTTAATCTATTTCGGTCTTGGTCAACAATACCAGGTGCTTGTTTGCTTGATGCATTAATGAAATAAGCATCTTGATAATTCACATCATCCTCTCTTTCAGTGTCTCCGTCACGTAATGGAAGTTTTAAATTTGCAGGAACTTTGCCTCCAAACTTACTAACTTTTCCTTCTTCTTTAGCAGCTTCTATAGCTTGTTCAATAGCTTTTATCGTACTTGTATCTGACTTAGGAATGATTAAACTGATGGAATACTTTGCTTCTTGACCTTCTTGCATACTGCGTGGTTTAAAAATATTTGCATATGATGCTCTTACTTTTCCTGTAATCACTTTAGTTTTATTTAATACTTTTGCTTTCATGTTTATATACCGTCCTTTTTAATTTTTTATAGTTCGTCAAAATCATCTTCGGCAGATGACTTTATAGCTGGCCTTTTATCTGACTCAGTAGCAAGTGTTAATTTACCTTGCGGCTTTTCTATAAAGCCTTCTGCAATTTTAGAAAATGCTTTTTTACCAATTAATTTTTCTAAATTCGTAATGCTAAGTAACTTGGTTTCTGTAATATCTTCAGGTTTATAACCCGCTTCAACTAACTTTTCAAGCGTTGCTTTTGTATCAGTTATCATTCTTCGCGAACGACCTTCTACAAGCTTCCAACCAGGATAGTTTTTATCATTTCCTTTCGCTTGATCTAGCGCATAATGTTCTACTTCATCAGCCCATTTTTTGATATCAGGCAGTTTATATAAAAGTTCTGCAATCTCTTCATCACTTAACAAATGTGGTGGCTTTTGAGGCACATTTTGCATGTATTCTGCACGTGTTCTACATGAATGCTTTATCTTACAGAATCTACAATGACTACCTGCTTTAAACTCACCTTCACCGTTATAAGCAAGTCTGGCTAATGGTTTAACAAAATCGGTTCCCCATTGAAGTAATCTTGATATTGGTAACTCTTCAGTAGAAAAGTTATCTATTCGTGGTTGTATGATAGTCATGCGAACTGTATGAATGTCATACATTAAACTAAGCAGTTCATATGCGCCCAAGCCATATAATCTAAGTTGAGGATTATCTATAGCTGAAACTTCAATGCCTTTACCGTATTTAAGGTCAATAATTTCAAGTACACCACCTGAAAATATAATGACATCACCAGTACCAAAAGATTCAGGGACGTATTTACCTAAATCCAATTTTGTTTCAAATAAAGCTATTACATCATTATCCCTACTCAAAGCTTCGTTATATTTTTCTTCTACATTAGCTACATACTCTTCAACATATTCACGCAACTCTTCACTGTAATATTGATTTCGCTTATAATTTTGAAAAGCTTTATTAAACTCAAACTGTGTTAGGCCTTCATATTTAAGACTGAAATATAACTCACTTAATTCATGGGCGAATGTACCTTCTTCAGCAAAAACTGAACTTTTATCTGCAATACCTTCACTTGCCTTAATACTCGGTGGGCAGTTTAGCCATTGTTTCGCACCACTTGCACTTAGCTTTGCATGAGCTCTATTTGAGTGATCTAGCTTCATGCATTAATTCTCGCTTCCATGAAATCAACAATTTTTTCATAATGTTCTTCTTTGATAGTAGATAGCTTATCCGCACCAAGTTCGTTAAGTTTATTTCTAAATTCTTTCTTATCAGAAGTATCTGCTTTTTTAAGGAACTCTTTTCCTACTGATAAAATATAATCTTTAGTTAAATCAGTAGACGTTTCCTTAACTTCTTCAATTGTTTCCAGTTGAGCTGTTTCTTCTTTTGGCATTGGTGCTTCTTTAACTTTCTCTTGTACGATTGATGAATCCACAGTTGATAGTTCAGTATTTAACACACGTAAATTCTTATTTAATAGTTTTAATTCTTCAAAAATATCTTCTAATATTGCCATTGATTAAATCCTCCTTAAAATTGGTTAGCTAGACGAATCATTAACTTGATACGATCTTCTATTTCTCTAGGGTCATCACTTTGTTCATTCAATCTTGCTAACAATTCAAATTGCTCTTCTAAAATTTCTTTTTTACGTTCGACGACAGTTAAATGTAATTGTGCTTCGATAACACGCCATTTTCCCCAACTTTCCATTTCAACCTTTCCTTTTTTCTTAAGTCTCGAAAGTGTGGATTTTGCATGTGTTTTCGATACTCCAAAAACTTCAACTACATCATCAGGATTGAAATTGTCATATGTTGCAAAATGTGATAGTATTTTTTGTTGTAAGGTCATATTAATAACTCCTTATATAATTATTTAAGACAAATGCTTATCTTTAACTGTTACTTGTTGTCGCAAGTAGCAGTTTTTTTATTCTTCATAAAAGTACTCTTTATAGAATATGAATGTTGCGATACTTGCGAATCCTGCAATTGACCACGCTGTAGTGAAGTATAGAAACGGCATGAGTACAATCGCTAAGACCGTGAAGCATAGCACTGCTATTAGGTAGCTTTTATATGTGTCGCTCATTTGATAATCCTCCTAATACCATTTTTTATGCTTTCTGATCAAATACTCTTCCAATTTAGAAATATTAATCAGAGTGCCTGTTGGTGAATAATCAATGTATAAATTTTCTACACCTAAATTATCTTTGCGGTAATATTTCAACCAGTTGTATACTGTACTTCTACTTACTCCAAATAATTGATGGATTTGTGTAGGTGTTGCGTATAACTTTTTCACAAATTTTTCTTCGCCTCTATATGTGTTTTCTGGTGTTGGTGGTATTATGATTTTTGGCATCTCTATCACTCCTTTAGATAAATGTTAAAGTTTGTTATTATTCGCCCTGTATTGAAGTTCTCTATCTAATGCATAGAAAACTTTGTTTATTTCTAAGTAGCTGTAAGCACTTTTTTTAATAAGCTCTAATATTTCCGCTCCTAAGTTACGTTCCTTTTCCGTTAAATAGGATGAAGAAGCATCAGCTTTGCTAGAAACTTGTGGGACGCCTATACGCAACCCTTCTGATTTTTTGTTCATTTGTTGTTCCACCTTTCGTGTATAATGTTGTTATCAACCTAAGGAGGTGATAACATGCCCTTGATATCTGATGAATTTGATACACTTACTAAAGACCAACAATATATCTTGTCCGTACTCTACAAAGATTATTTAGAATGTGTAAAGTTAGGTTCGGTTAAATTAACCTGCAATAATTTTGGAAGTGCTAAAGATATACATACAAAGTATTTTCAAAAACTACATTTCGAAGATGTAAAATACGATTTAAATAAACTTAAAAACTCTGGGTTCCTAAACGGCGTGTATGCTAGTAACACTATTTATCATGTAACAATTTCAGACAAGACTGTTGTTTACTTTGAAAATGAGTTTAAAAACAATTTAAAAAGTATCATTGATAGCATTTCTAAAATTGCTTCAATAATTCCTGGTCTCTAGTTGGGTTTATAACTTCCCAATCATTTGCCATGAGGTCATCGGCTGAAGGTTGCCAATATCTGATAAGGTTTGTCCCATCGCTATTTGAAATGATGCATTGTAAAAAACTATCATTTGTTGGTAATATCTTAGTTCGATGACTTTCTTTCCAATCTTTCCGTGTCATAGAGACAAGATTTTTTGTAGCTATCTTAGTTGCTTCTTGAATGTTCATTTGTTATTCCTCCTTTCGTGTATAATGTTGTTATCAACCTAAGGAGGTGATAAGTATGAAAGCTTGTTTATATCTTTCTAATGATAAATTTGTTGAAATCGATAATTTAGAAAAAGTGATAAAGTCAGGTCATCGCGGAACTGTTGAAATATCAAAAGAAAAAATTAAAAGTTCCTTGTTCACTAATGGCTCATATACTTTTGTTGGAGACAAAATAGTAGCTATCGCTTCAGCTAAAATCGAATTCATAGAATTTATCGATTAATCTCTTTAAGCAACTCTGCAACTGCTCGCAACAGTTCAGGGTTGTTTCTTGTTTCTAAATTACTGTTTGCATGTTTTAGTAAATTGAGTTTTAATTTACTTTTTTCTTTAGCGATTCTAAATTTTTGTAACATTTGTTGTTCCTCCTTTATTCGAAATCATCGATAGTTAATTCTGAAACTCTCTTTTCATAGATGTATAAATAATAGTTTTTGATTTCTCGATAAACTTTTGCTGCTAGGTTGTATTCACTTTCACTCAAGTCTGAATTAAGTGTCACTCCAAAAATTGATAATGTTAATTTTCTAATATGATCATGAACATCTTGTACATAAGCTTTTTGATGAATTGATTCGAAGCCATGCTGATACTTTTTTAGTGGAATCGGATGATTAAGCTTCCTCAATCTTCCTAGTGACAAATCTTTTGCGAAATTGAGTTTTTTATTGATTTCTTCTAAATCGTCATTATTGATTCTTACTTTACTGAAAATTGCACCTGAGCTGATTGGTTTCTCGCCTTTTATAGCATTTCTAACTTCTTTCGCTATAATTTCTTTCAACTCTTCTTTGGTTAACGTGATTTGTTCCATTGTGTCCTCCTTTTAAGATGTTTGTTTTTGTTCTGTTGACATTTTGGAAACTCTATAAGTAAAAAAAATACCGCACTTATCTTGTGGCAATTCTAGTACTTCAATTACTTTTGCTAAATCGTCAACATTAATTCTAATATGCCCGTTTTCTTTTTTTGAATAAGTTCCTGGTGTCATTCCTAATTTTTTTGCCATATCAGAAATCGAAATGCCTTTAGCAATGCGTTCAGCTTTCATTCTTTTGACGTTGAACTCATACATTTGCTCACCTCCGTTTTTTGAAGTTAACTCAATACTAAACCTAAGTTTCCTAATTGTCAACAAAAATCTCGAAAAATATTTTTTATTCTTTTAAAATGCTAGTTGTTTCCTATATGGAAAAGTGTTATTATACTGTTATAAATAAAACGGAGGTAAATTTGAAATGAGAACTTCAGCGGAAATAGGTAAATTAATCAAACAACTACGAAAAGAGAATAATGTGAATTTAACTGATTTTGCAACTAAGATAGGTGTCAATAAATCTACCTTATCCCGATATGAAAACGGTAGCAGAAAAATACCTATGGAGGATATAGCTGAGATTGCCAATGCATTGAAAGTTACCCCAGAATATTTACTATTAAAAAATAGACAAACAGAAAACGAAGTACAACATCGTGCAGCTCATTTAGAAGGAGAATTAACTGATGACGAGTGGCAAAGAGTTTTAGATTATGCAGATTATATAAGAAGTAAACGTAAGTAAAGGATGTATCAGATGGGATTATATGAAGAAACTTTAATACAACATGATTATATTGAAATAAGAGAGGCTGATGTACTTCCAGATAATTTAGACGGGGTATGGTTAGGAGATTTAATTTTAATAAAGCGTGGTTTATCAGATAGAGAAAAAGCAGGAATTCTCTTCGAAGAATTAGCGCATAATAAACTTACATACGGTGATATAGCCGATTACTCGAATTTCAACAATCGCAAGTTCGAAAATTACGCAAGACGACACGGCTTTATCTCAGCTGTACCGCTACGCGAAATTGTAGAAGCTTATAATTATGGCGTACGCAACTTGTATGAGTTGTCTGAGTATCTACAATTAAGCGAAGAATACATATTAGAAGCAATAGAACAATATAAAAAGATATATGGTATTGGAACTCACTATGGCGAGTATTCTATTACGTTTGAGCCGTTGAGAGTTTTTAAATATAAGGAAATATAAACAAAGGAGAGATACATATGAAAAAAGTAATCGGACTGCTACTAGTAAGTACATTAGCTTTAACAGCTTGTGGTGAAAAAGAAAAACCAAAAAAAGAAGAAAATAAAAAGTCACAAACACAAAAACACAAAGATAGCAAACCAAAAACGCAACAAGAAAAAATGAAAAAAGTTGAAGATAAAAATCCACCTAATAATAGCATACAAAATAATTCAAACAATCAAAACCAATCACAAAACAATCAACTTAATAATAATTCAGATCCATCTAATAATACTCCTGCAAATATAAATGAAAACGATTCACAAAATACTAATTTAAATGATGAGTATGTCGTTTCGCCTGGCTGGACTAAAGATGAACAGGCTAAAGCTTTTGAAGAGTACAAAAAAGGAAAAGAAGAGGAAGCAAGAGCTGGTGCTAGCGCAGTACCAGGAGCCAATATTAACTAATAAAACAATATAAGAAAGAAGAGCTAATATGGAAACAAATAAAACAATCGATTTAATGAATTATGTGGAATTTCCAAAAAGATACACAGAGGCAAAAGGCAAATTAGTTGCCCAACCAATAACTACTATAAATAGCGCAAGAAGAGTTGAAAATGGCGATATGACTGTTTGCTACATTTTAGATCAGGATGATGATGTAATGGACTTTATCTTTGACAGAGATATAATTACTGTTTACTGTCCTGAAAACGGAACTGCGACTGATGAATATTTTTGTGAAATTATATTTAACTCAGATGACACATTTACCCTAAAGCGATTATCTAATTACGTTACCATTAAAGATAGAAGCTACCCAATGTCAAAAATAAATGACGTAAACATTACGGGCAAAGTCGTCAGATTATTTAGAGATTTTAAATAAACTTGGCTTTAATTACGATTAAAAGTACCTATATAGCGTGACGAGAAAAAGGTTTAAAAAAAATCAAAAAACGCCTACTAGTGTAGACGTTGAATGGTGGTGAGAATTTTATGGTAGATAAAAACAAAAAACAAGAAGCTACCCGTAGTAACC